GCAGAACCCTGGCACGCTGAAGCTGGCCGAGGACGCAGTCGAGACTGCTGCGAAGAAGCTCCTGGCCGAGCAGATTGCGGCAGGCAACAAGAGCTACACCATGTCGGACGCTTACGTCGACGCCATGGCTGCTGACAGCAAGCTGTTCACCGAGTACCAGAGCGCGGCTTACGCGTTCAAGATCTGAGAGGGGAGGTAACCGATGAGTGGTCCGAACTACGGTCTCGACAAGGGGTACAACCTCTCCAACTCGGGTGCGGCCCAGTCCATCTACCGTTTCATGAAGTTCGGCTCGACGGAGAACACCGTTCTCCAGACTGCCGCCATCACTGACAAGGTGCTTGGCGTTTGTCAGCAGCGGGTCGATGCGGCAGATTCTGCTACCGGCAACGTGCAGGTCGATGTACGTCTCTTCGGCATCAGCAAGGTCGAGGTCGGCTCTGCAAACTCTGGCGTGATCGCACTGGGTGCCTTCGTGGCTCCTGATGCCGCAGGGTGTGCTCAGGTGGCTGCTGCGACTCAGTTCGGCGCAGGCATTGCGCTGCAGGCATCGACTGCTGCTGGTCAGTGGATTGATGTGCTGTTGCTGCCGTTCCTGCGTACCACCGCCATGGGCACGGCGTAAGGGAGAGTGACTAACTAATGGCCGTGTACAACCCTAACGGTGGTGGCAATGTCCACATCGATAAGGTTCTCACCAACATCTCTGTCGGCTGGCCGAACAACGGCTTCGTGGGTGAGGCTCTCTTCCCAGCCGTCCCGGTGAACAAGCAGTCCGACCTGTACTACGTCTTCGGACGTGAAGGCTGGCTGCCGGAGCGTGGCGACGAGCGTGCTCCCGGCACTGAGGCGAATGAGATTCCGGGCATGCAGGTCAGCCTGAATCCCTACTACGCCAAGGAGCATGCGCTCCAGGTTCCTGTGACTGACGAGGAGCGTGAGAACGCTGACTCGCCGCTGAGTCCTGATCGAGACGGTACCGAGCTCGTGACCTCGAAGATCATGCTTGGCCGTGAGCTCATCTTCAAGAACCTCGCCACTACCGCCGGCAACTACGCTACCGGTAACTCGGTCACTCTGGCTGGCGTGGACCGGTGGGATTCCGGCGATGCTGCTGGCTCGCACCCTATCCCGGATGTGCGAGCCGGCATTACTGCAGTCCACGCGAAGATCTTCATGCGCCCGAACACGGCTGTCATTCCGTGGCCCGTCATGAATGTGCTTCAGGACCACTCGGACTTCCTGAACCGCATCATGTACGCTGAGCGTGCGATCTTCAGTCAGGACCTGCTGTCGTCCATCTTCCAGATCGACAACATCATCGTTCCTGGCGTGGGCTACAATACCGCAGTCAACTACGGTGCAGCTGAGACCCTCGGGTACATCTGGACCGACGATGTCATTCTGGCGTGGGTGCCTCCGCGGCCGGGCCTTCGGATTCCTGCCTACGGGTACGAGTTCCGATGGGGTCAGCAGTTCGTCGACCGCTGGCGTGAGGAGAAGCGCGCCTCGGATCTGATCCGTGTCCGTCGTCGGTACGACACCAAGATGGTGGCGCTGGATGGCTCCGGCAAGCAGGTTGCAGGTTACCTGATCAAGGACACTCTCGCCAGCATCTAAGGAGACGACATGGCTGACAAGTTCTGGGCTGTGACGAAGATTCAGTTCGGCAAGCGCACCGAGGACGGCTCGCAGGACGGCAAGTACGAGCGAGTCGTCTTCCAGCCAAACGAGGAGGTTACTGGTCTCTCGAAGGAGGACATGAAGGACCTCTGGCAGGCTGGTGCGCTGACCCGTGAGCGTCCGGCTGAGGCCAAGGACGAGGAAGAGACCCCTGAGGAGACCCAAGCTCCTCAGGGGCCCAAGAAGGCCACCTCCCCCAAGGCCCCGGCAGACGTCAAGTAACTAGGTAAGGAGCGAGTATGTCTAATCTCATCACCACCCAAGAGGCGCGCGCCTGGGGAGAGAAGACCAAGCTCGCTCCTGCCTGGGTGAATGGTCAACTTGACCCGGACCTGCTGGGGCAGATCCAGGTTGAGGTGTTGGGCAACGTTGCGTCCGTGGCTGACACCTCAACCTGGATCGATTCTGATAGCACTCCTGCTATGGTGAAGACGATTATTGCCAAGCTGTACGTGGCCTGGCTAATTGACCGTCAGTATTCCGAAGACGAGGAACTGTCTGAGTACGCCGCACTCCTCCGTGCTACTGCGCTCTCACTGCAGACTAGCATTCGGGAAGGTGACATCGACTTGCCGGGCGCTGCTGATACTGCTGGCGATGGTCTTCCCAGTGTGTATCCCAACGACAACACTACTGACAGTGCCGGGAACCCTTACGGGCCGTACTTCACAATGGACAGAGTCTTCTGAAAGGAGGTCAGCATGGCTGGACTAGCAGACCTGGTGACCGCTTCTCAGATGGCTGCTGCGATTGACATGATGCGGTTCGACCGTACGATCACTGGCTTCGAGTTCAAGCCATCGATTGGAATTGCAGCTAAGCGGTTGCAGATGTTCGGAGAGTCTCTAGAGGACATGACTGATCCGCTAACGCGTTCGGTCAAGGACGTGATGACGATCTCCATCCTAGAGAACTTCATGACTGGTGGTCGTCCTACCTGGGACAGCTTGAGCGAGAACACTTTGGCGCGACGGGCCAAAGACGGATCGGGCACCATGCTCATGGTTCGAACAGGTGCCCTAGCTGAGGCTGCCTCCTCTGTTGGGATCTGGTCGATAGGTAAGACATCGGCAACTATCAGGTCATTGCCCAGGAATGTATGGTACGGGTACGTACACCAGGCAGGGCAACAGGGTAACTCCTACTCAGGTGGTAACTGGTTCCAGAAGTACCAAAACGCTGCCCGGAAGAGTTTGGGATCGGAAGCTTCCAAGAAGGAAGTTGACGAGCTGGCGTTCAAGATCTTCGACAAGCGTACTACTGTCCATGGTGCTGCACCTAGGTCCACGCCTAGCATCCCTGCCAGACCCTTCGTTATGTTCCAGGACGAAGATGTCGATGCGATCGAGTTGATCTTCGTCGAGTGGCTGGAGATGAAGGTAGCAGAGGCAGGTCTTCGATGACTGTGGCTCAGTTTCCTAGCGAGGTCGCTCAGCGTATCCTAAGCTTGCTGCAGGATAACGGCTCTACCCTATTTGGTGGCGTACAGGATGTCGACTACCAGATCTTCTACGGTGATCAGAACCGTATTGGTGTTACGCCGACGGTATGTGTCGAAGCAGGTACTACGACGCGTAGTCTTGCGGGTGTACCGAGTCGCACGGAAAACCAGCTTGTAGTCTTCATCATCATCTACTACGCCAAGGTAGATTCCAACCAGGTGACGAAGTTGGCGTCAGAGCAACTTGGCGAGGCTATCGCCAAGTACCTGGATCAGAACCTTACCCTAGTACGTAACAATGACGGCGGCATCGTCATCCACGGCTTTGTCTCCACAATCGAACCTGGCTACACCTACAGAAACCAGGGTCAGAACTTGTACCAAACCGTTCGCCTAACGTGGATAGGCAAGTCCAAGACGATGTTGGGGGCTTGATGCTTCTCCAGGTAACAAACAAGGGTCCGGCTCGCACTGTCGACTTCCTTGCAGTGTTCGCCGAGGGTGAGACGAAGGAATTCAACAAGGCTGAAATTGAGGCCTTCCAGGCCATGAGCGGCGTGCCTGTCTACGCCGGCGTCCTGAGCAATGAAGAAGAGTTCGACGTCGTAGTCATCAAGGGCGAAGGGAACTAGGCATGGCCTACGGAATTGGTGCCGGTGGCATCCTGGGCATCGCCCTTGAAACTGTTTCGGGCACATATGTCGCTCCATCCAAGTACGTACCATTCAACTCCGAGAGCTTGGTGTGGCAGCAGGAGACGAATTTCCGGCGAGCGATTCGCAACAGTCCTGATGTGACCTACGCCGTGCCTGGCAACGTTCATGTTGAGGGCGACGTCGAGATGGATGCCTTCGATGACATCCTCCCGTACTTCATGTACGCCTCACGCATGGACGTCGTGAAGACCGGCTCCACGCCGAACTACACCTACACCGGTACCCCGAACGCCAATGCTGTGCCGGCGAAGACGATGTCACTCACAGTAGTTCGTAACGGCGTAGCTTTCGGCTACACCGGCGCTACGGTGGGATCGTTCACGTTCGGCATCGACGACGGAACACTTACCTACGTTGCCAGCCTTATGGCCAACGATGAGGCCACCCAGTCTGTGCCGACGCCTACCTGGCCCACCACCACACCATTCGGTATGGGCCAGTACAGCATCGAGATCCCAACCGCGACGCCTGTTACGGATACAGACACGTTCGAGTTCCAGGTCGAGGACAACGCCGAGCCTCAGTTCCGACTCAAGTCGACTGGGCGCGGTGCGAACTTCATCAAGCTTGGCGAGCGCGAGGTCACGCTCTCGGTGGAGCGCGACTTCCAGTCACGTACCGACTTCGATGCCTTCAAGGCACTAACCTCGCAGACCATCACGCTCACGGCTACCAAGGGTGCGAACAATAGCATCACCATCCTGCTGCCTGTTGCGATCAAGGACACCTACGAGGTCAGCCTCAGTGGTCAGGGCGATCTGGTTCGCGGTGCCATCGAGTACCAGTGCCTCGTCGGACCTTCGACTGCAGCATACACGCTAACCTGTAAGTCGCAGGAAAACATCGTGTAAGGAACCCTCGGCCGTGTGGAGTTCTGTAACTTACATGGCCGAGGGTTTAACATGGTTACTCACACCGCCCATCCTAGTGTGGGCTTGCTTTAACATTGTGGTCCAATGTATAATCAAGCATAACGATCAGAGGGAGATCGAAATGCCTATCGCAGTTGTGGATGATGAACTCCACCGCGAAGAGTTGAAGAGCCTCGAAGGTGCTTACGTTGTCATCCGTGAGATGACTTACGGCGAGCGTCTGCAGCGCACCAATCTGATGGGCGCAATGCGTATCCTCAAGGATACCAAGTCTGACTACGCTGGCGAGCTCTCCATGGAGACTCAGCGTATGGCTCTGTGGGACTTCGCTAACCTGGTGGTGGAGCACAACCTTCAGGATCGGGATGAACGCGCCCTGAACTTCAAGCTTGAGGCTGACGTCAAGAAGCTCGGCTCACGCATCGGTGAAGAGGTTGGTGCACTCATCGACAAGTGGAACAGTTTCGACGACTCGGGAAACTAATCCCGCGGCTGCATGCGTCGATCCTGACCAAGCGGCCGCCTGAGAGCGATGTGATAGAGGTCCTGAACCTCTATCACCTGTGCAAGACGTTCCACCAGTTGCCTCGGGCGGGCGGTGTTCTAGACCAGCCATGGAAGCTCATGCTCCTGTTCGAAGCAATCAGCGGAGCTGAGTCTGAGCTAGAAATTCGGACTCAGAAGAAGCGGGAGGCGGCAGGTGCCAGCAACCGTACGTGACATCCTACTTCTCATCCGTGCGAAGGAGGATGCGTCTCGGGCCATCAATAAGGTCTCGGCCTCTATGCGCAACGCTGCCACCACAGCTGATGCAGCATCTGCTCGTGCTAGGGCAGCAGCGCTACGAGCTCAGGCCCAGCAGGCTAGGTTGTCTGGCGCCTCTCGCGACCACGTTGTCGCTCTGCAGCAACAGGCCAGGGCGTACGATGATCAGGCTAGGTCTGCTCAGAGGTCTACGCAGCGGTCGAAGGAACTTGGCGGTGCCTTGGAAGGCGTAGGCACCGTCATGCAGACTGTTGGCATAGGCATGATTGCTGGTGGTGCAGCCATTGCCTATGGCCTGAAGAAGGCTGTAGATGTTGCAGGTGAGTGGGACAGGCAAGTCCGTCTAACCTTCACCCAGGTCGACAAGAAGTTCAAGCCGAGTCTGGAAGAGCTATCTAGGATCGGCCTGCGGGTCTCACGTGACATTGCTGTTCCGTTCGAGACAGTGCAGGATGCGCTGTTCGACGTCTTCTCGTCGACTGAAGCTAATATGCCTCAGGCAGAGGCACTCCTCCGGTCCTTTGCCAAGGCAGCCGTTGCTGGTCAGACTGACATCCAGACTGCTTCGCGGGCCACCATCGGCTTGATGAACGCCTTCAAGATTCCCTTCAAGGATGTCAACAAGCTCCTAGATATTCAGTTCCAACTGGTCCAAGAAGGTGTCGGCACCTACGAGGAGTGGGCAAACCGTATCGGTTTGGTGTCTCCTTCGGCCGTCCGTGCCGGACAGTCTATCGAGCAGATGGCTGCAGCTCTGTCGACAGCAACCCGACTTGGTATGAATGCCGCACGTGCATCCACTTCGGTTGCACGTGCGTTCGACGCAATGTCGAATCCTAAGACAGAGAATGCACTTAAGCGTATTGGTGTCAGAACTCGTGATGCCAAGGGTAACTTCCGCCCCCTCGTTGACGTCTTGGGTGACTGGCGTCACGAGCTCGAGAAGATGCCTAAGGAAGATCGTGTCAAGGCGATTATCGAAACGCTTAAGGGTGCAGGCGGTACGATCGAGGCGCGGCGGTTCCTCCAGCAGGTGCTGCTGTCTAAGGGTGGCCTCGAACTCTTCCAGGATCAGGTGAAGGAGTTCTCCACCGACAAGGGTGCGTTCGTTAGTGCCTACAACGAGATGGCTGGATCTATCTCGTCCAAGACGCAGCTGCTACATAACGCTTGGAAACAGCTCCAGCAGGGCATCGGCGAAGCACTCCTACCGCTGTTCAGTCAGCTGGTAGGTGCCATGCAGAAGTTGGTGGGATGGTTCAACAAGCTTCCTGGGCCTACTAAGCAGACCATCACCCAGTTCCTGGTATGGGGATCAGTACTGGGAGTCGTTGGCGGTGCTGTAACCATTCTGGTCGGCCTGCTAGTCAGCCTCGCAGGTGTCATCACCATCGCTGGATCGGCCCTGCTGCCTGTGGTTGGTATCATGGTCGGCGTGGCTGCAGGTGCCGCTCTTCTAGTTGCCGGTATCGGTGCACTGATTGCGGCAGTAGTTATTGCATACCAGAAGAGTGCTCAGTTCCGTGCCCTACTGGGTTCCATTGCTGCAGTCTTCGCCACTGTCTGGGCGTCAATTAAGACCTTTGCCGCAGGTGTTTGGAGTGCGTTCCAGACGCAAGTGCTGCCTGCCCTAAAGCAGCTCTGGTCTGTTATCGAGCTCGAGGTCCTACCTGCTGTACGTCAGTTCGTAGACTGGTTCCGTGCCAACGTGGGTCCCGCGATGCAGATCGTCGCTGGGTTCATCATGTCACAGCTCAAGCCTGCCTTCGACCAGATCTCCGTAGCGATCAAGACGCAGCTCATCCCTGCTATCCAGGAACTAACTGCCTGGTGGAATAGAAACAGAGATACTATCGAACCGTTCCTGAAGATCCTCCTTTACGTTGCGGGAGCGATCGTAGGTATGGTTATCGCTGCTATCCTGTTCCTGATGCGTACCCTAATTGACTTGGCTACTGTAACTATTCAGGTCTCACGGTGGGTTGGTCAGGCACTAACTTTCATATGGCACAATGCTGTCGACGCGTTCAGGGCCGTTAGAGGCGCAATCCAGACAGCTATCAATGCCATCAACAACTTTAAGGTAACGGTCGCAACGGCAATAGCTAGGTCCATTGTTATCGTTTCCGAGCTGCCAGGTAAGATCAAGCGTGTCTTCGTTGGCGCGAGCGTTTGGCTGATCAATGCTGGTGCGGATATCGTTCAGGGTCTGATCAACGGTATCCGTGGACGAGTTGGTGAGGCAGCTCAGGCTGCAGCCAATCTGGCTCACAGTGTACTGAGCTCGGCCATGCACGCACTCGGAGTCCACTCTCCTTCGACTAAGTTCAAAGCTATCGGCATGGACGTCATTCGCGGTCTCACCGAAGGTGTGAAGAACGCTACGACGCAGAAGCAGCTGATGACTGCCATGTACCGAGTTACGCGTGATGTGCAGCGTAGCATTAACGCTGCAGACATCAGTACTGCTGCGAAGCGTGCCATGATGGCTAAGTGGAACACGCGCCTTGCAGGTACTACAGCAAAGCTGAACGCACTTGAAGGAAAGCGTGTCTCCTTGCAGACCAAGCTGGCCGCAGCCCAGAAGAGTGTGAACGACCAGATTGCTGCTCGCAATGACTTGGCAAACAAGATAGCGGAAGCTGTATCCAAGAGTGCTGACCTTTCAACACTCGACGATAGCCAGAAGACCTCGTCCACTAACATGGTCAAGGCACTGCAGGATAGGCTCCAGTCCGTCAAGACCTTCCAGCAGCAGCTACGTGATCTCGCCCAGCGTGGACTTGATAAGGAAACGATCGCAGAGTTGGCGCAGCAAGGCGTTGACGCAGCGGGTTCCCTGGTCAGTACACTAGCACATGGTAGCACAGCGGATCTGAAGACCATCTCTAAGCTGCAGCAACAGATTAGGGCCATAGCGGGGCAGACCGGTACCAATGTTGCGGGTGATCTGTACAACGCCGGTATCAAGGCAGGCCAGGGTCTGGTTAAGGGTTTGCAGAGTCAGCTCAGTGCCATCACCAAGCAGATGGTAGCTATTGCTGCTGCACTAGTCAAGGCCATCAAGAAGGAACTTGGAATCAAGAGTCCCTCCCGCGTCTTTGACCGCATTGGTGTGAACACTGCACGAGGGTACATCAATGGCTACGTCAGCAAGATCAACAAGGAACGTGACAACATGGCAAACGCGACCATGTTCACGCCAAACTCCACACGGGGCGGCTACGGTACTGATGCCGGAAACGGTACGACGTACCAGCGTAACTACGACCAGAAGATCACCATTAATACGCAGGAGATTGACCCGCGTAAGCAGGCGGCCGCATTGGGTTGGGAGCTGCAAGGGAGGCTGCCGTAGTGGATACGTTCTCATATCAGCTGGGTGACACCGGTGTCGTTCTCAACCCAAACGATCAGACGCTACCCTTTGTGGATATCACAGAGGTGCAAGGCCTTGACAGTCCTGAGTTCCGCTCGACTGAGCGTGACCATGAGGGTGTTGATGGTGGCTTCCTGGATGCTGAGTTCGAGAAGATGCGAACGGTTGTTCTGCAGGGTCAGGTCATCGGCGACGTTGCAACTGTAGAGACGTTCATGGATCGTCTAAAGTACGACTGGGCACCGCGCAGGTCTGCTATCCCCTTGAGGTTTGCACACCCTGGTGTATCACAGCGTGTAGTGTTCGTTAAGCCGTTGGGTGTACGCTACAGCGTAAGCCAGCTGCGTCGGACAGGTTGTACCGATGTGCAGTTCACCTGCCAGGCGGAGGATCCGCGAATCTACGATGACGCTGTGATTACCCAGCAGCTAGTCATAGGTCTGCCGATCACTAGTGGCTTCGCTTTCTCGTTCGGGTTCCCCTTCGGGTATGGCGCAGTCGTAAGTCCTGAGGGTGTCAATGTCACCAACTACGGTAACCGTCCTGCGCCTGGAATTATTACCATCCCCGGTCCTGTAACTGGTCCTGTCATCTACAACGATACGTATAGCAACACGTTGTCGTTTGACATTGATGTGGCGGCGAGTGACTTCCTGGAGATCGACCTAGGTATGCATACAGTGAAGCTTAACGGTTCCGTGTCTCGTCGTGCTGCGCTCCTGGAGCCTGACTGGTTTCTACTTGAGCCAGGTGACAACTTTATTCGCTACCGTGCAACAGCTGGAGGATCTAACCCTGCCAGCATCTCCTACCGAAACGCATGGAGGTAAGTCATGGCTGTGGTTAACCCTCCGGGCTTCTTGCAGAATGCTGGAGCTGTGCATACGGCTGAGGTGACACGTAACTCCTTCGCAGCATTGCTGCCACAACCACGTATTGCAGGGTCGCTAGCACCTCGGGGCGGTGTGAATCCTGGTTTGGGTAATACTCTGGTAGTTACCCAGCAAGGTGCACCTACGATGGGTGTCACCGTCGATACAGGTATTGCCTATGTGCCAGGAACCGAAGGCTCTACACAGGGTGCATATGCCTGTGTCAACGCTACCGCCACCAACCTCACTGTCACGGCAGCGCATGCATCTCTGTCGCGATTCGACATCGTTGTCTTCCGTGTCTATGACACTGCTTACAGCGGTGCACTAAATCAGTGTGCGCTAGAGGTTATTGCCGGTACTCCTTCGGGATCACCTGTTGCACCCGCAGCACCTGCCAATAGCATCACGCTCGCACGCATTACCGTTGGTGCTGCTGTCACTTCGATTGTCAATGCAAACATCCTTGACACGCGACCGTTCCAAGGTGCGGGCATTGTACCTGTTGGTACCTTCACCGATCTCTCGGGCTTCGTTCCCTTCGATGGTCAGGGTGCCTACGTTCGGAACGAAGATACCATCTACTGGTATAACGGTACAACGTGGCTACGTGACTACCGCCGTGGCACACCTGTTGGCTTTATTGCTTCTACTTCCAACTCAGCTGCTATTGGCACTACTGAGACAGTCATACAGACGTGCCCCTCTGCTACGTACAAGGCTAACACGGCCTACAAGCTCTCCATTGAGTGGGGCTGCATCATGTCGGCGACTACTAACTACCCGGTCGTAGCAGTTAGAAAGACTGACGTTGCGGGCGCAGTGCTTATCGACTTCGCAACGCGTCCTGTCAACGGTGCTTCTGGTGTCGTCATTGGCGATGAGATGTCTCGCATCTTCACCGTTGGCGGCTCGGATGTAACAGCAGCCATCGCGACTACGATCCGTACACTGTCAGGTACTGTTACTGTTGGTGCAGCATCAAACCGTCCTCGAGTGACTCACATTGAGGAGCATGGACGGGCAGCAGATTATCCTACCCATCCCGTTCTATCGTAAGGAGGTGACATGTCGGCCTGGACAGTTGTACCGTGCCTTCTCGCGTTGCGAGACGAGTTCGACTATCTGAACCCCGACCGTGACAAGGGAGCAGATGGTACCATCAGCGATGCCAACCACTCGCCATCGTCGGACCATAGCCCCGATGAGGACTCGGACGTTCTCCGTGATCACGATGCGGACGACAAGAACGAAGTTCACGCCTTGGACATCGACTCTACAGGTCCGTGGCCTAATGTGAGCTTCCATACTATCGTCATGAAGGTGATCGAGTGGGAGAAGAAGAAGTGGAATGACCCAAATGACAAGTGTCGTTTGAACTACGTCATTTGGGATCATAAGATCTACGACAAGGACAACGACTTCG